ATAACTAATAAAATAGGATAATTATGGAACAAGACTTTTTTAATATAGTTTTAGGCAGTGGTATGGCTATCTTAGGTTGGTTTGGTAAAACCCTTTGGGAAGCTGTACAAGATTTAAAGAAAGACATTAAAAATATTGAAGTAGAACTTCCTACATACTATGTTCGCAAAGATGAGTTAGATGCTCGTTTAGATAAACTAGAAGTCTTGTTAAGTAAAATTTATGATAAGTTAGAAACAAAAGCTGATAAATGAAATTACTATTAGAACGTAAACATGGTACAAAAGATTGGACAGAGGGTAAACTGTTTATTGATGGTGTTTACTTCTGTGATACTTTAGAAGACCAAGAACGCCCAGTTAAAATTAAATCTGAAACAGCTATTGCAACTGGACATTATAAAGTAGTTCTTACAATGTCTAATAGATTTAAAAAAGTAATGCCTTTATTATTAAATGTAGCTAACTTTAAAGGTATTCGTATTCACAGTGGTAATACTAAAGAAGATACAGAAGGTTGTATTCTTGTAGGTAGAAAGATTAAAGATGGTGTTGTTGGTAAGTCTAGGGATACTATTAATTTGCTAATGAAGAAGTTAGCTAATCAAGAAGTAATTACGATTGAAATTAAATAAGGAGTTTATATGTTAGATTTTATTTTAGAACGTGGTAAAGAAGCTAGTACATGGCGTGGTTTAGTAGCATTAGTTACAGCTGCTGGTGTTGCAGTTTCCCCTGAATTAACAGAGGCTATCGTAGCCGTTGGTCTAGCTATTATTGGTCTTCTTGGTGTATTTACAGCAGACAAGAAATGAATCTTGTAGCTTTACTAGATAAAATATTTTTCTTTTTACAAAAGTTGTGGAAATCTCACAATGAAAAAGATTGGCAGAATGAACATGACAATTTGGAAACCTCTCCTGATGATTGGTTTAATGAGCACTTTGGTGGCGTGTCAGCCATGCCCACAGATGATAAAGCCAAGCAAACCGACACTGAAAGTAAATAAAATAACCGAAGGTGGTATTAGTTTAGATAGACAAGATGCCATAGAGTTAGGGAAGTACATCATAGAACTTGAAAGGGGGTATGAGTAATGCCTAAAGATAGTAGATTAGAGAAGGTAGGAGTTTCTGGTTATAACAAACCTAAAGCAACCCCAAGCCATCCAACGAAGTCTCATGTTGTTGTTGCAAAAGAAGGTGACACAGTGAAGACTATTCGCTTTGGTCAACAAGGCGTTAGTGGTGCTGGTGCTAATCCAACTACTGCTAAAGACAAAGCTCGTCAGAAAAGTTTTAAAGCAAGACATTCTGACAATATTGCTAAAGGTAAAATGAGTGCTGCATATTGGGCAGATAAGGTGAAATGGTAATGGCTAAACAAGGATTGTATGCAAACATCAATGCCAAGCAAGAACGTATTAAGGCTGGTTCTGGTGAGAAGATGCGTAAGGTAGGTAGTAAAGGTGCACCAACTTCTGGTGATTTTAAACAAGCTGCTAAAACAGCAAAGAAAGGTAAATGACATGCCTCTGAAATCAGGTAAAAGCCAAAAGGTTATTAGCAAAAATATCAAAACAGAGATGGATGCAGGAAAGCCACAAAAGCAAGCAATCGCAATCGCACTAAGTAAAGTAGGTAAATCTAAACTAAAGAAAGGTAAATAAAATGCCAATGGTCGGTAAAAAAGAGTTCCCTTACACTAAAAAAGGTAAAGAAGAAGCTATGCAATACGCTAAGAAATCTACAGTTAAGAAACCAGTTAAAAAGAAAAAGTAATTGACTTTCTTTATAAACTATGTTATAATGTTATAAAGAATAAGGGAAATCTATGAATTATTTAGCTATAGTAAATAAAGTATTAATTAGGCTACGTGAATCAGAAGTAACTTCTGTTCAAGATAACCCTTATTCTAAACTTATTGGTGAGTTTGTTAATGTTGTAAAACGTGAGGTAGAAGATTCATATAATTGGTCAGTACTTCGTTCAACTATTACAGCTATTACATCTACTGGTATTTCTCATTATAAATTAAATGGTATTAATACACGTAGTCGTATTTTAGACGTATGGAATGATACATTAGATACAGAATTATATTATCAAACTACTAATTGGTTTGATAGGGCTTTTCAAGGAGACCCTGGTAGCCCTAACAATCCTCAATACTATAACCTTAATGGTGTAGATACAGATGGAAACCAATTTGTAGATTTATACCCAATCCCTAATTCTGCATATACAATTCGGTTTAACTTTGTAGCTCCACAAAATGATTTAGTAAATGATGGTGATATGTTACTTATCCCATATCAATTAGTAATAGAAGGTGCTTTAGCTAGAGCTATTTCTGAACGGGGTGATGATGGTGGTTATACAGAACAAGAAAATAGGTATGCTAGAATTGTTAGTGATTACATTGCTATAGAAGCGGGGGGTCGTCCAGATGAAAGTATTTGGTACGCTGTATGAGTGGTAGACTACTACCTGCTGCAATTCAAGCTCCTGGCTTTCAAGGATTAAACTCACAAGATAGTGAAGTTACCTTAGAGAGTGGTTATGCTACGTCTGCTACTAATTGTATCATTGATAGATTTGGTAGGTTAGGTAGTCGTAGAGGTTGGACATATCTTACTACTAATAACGGAACATTAGCAGATAGTGAACCTATAGAGTTTATTTATGAATTTAAAAACACTGATGGTAATTACACAATACTTTCTGCTGGTGGTGGTAAACTATTTACTGGTGATACTACACTAACAGAAAAAAAAGTTAGAAATTTTGCTAATAATGCTGATATACCTTTATCAGTTTCTACTGGTAATTGGCAAGGGGCAACTTTACAAGATACAGATGGAGTTGGGGCTTTAGGTGAAGTTTATTTAGCTCAACAAGGTAATCCACTATTAGTTTATCGTGAGGTTTCTGGAACATACATTTACAATAGAGCATGTGACCATGGCTCTGTTCCTACTAATTTATCCATAACTAGTTTTGACCCTAATTGTGTTCTTTCTGCTTATGGTAGAATTTGGGTAGCAAACTTATCTAATAATAAAATTACAGTATTTTATTCAAGACAATTTGATGGTCATCATTTTACTGGAGCAGGTTCAGGATTTTTAGATGTTTCTTCTATAGTTGGTGGTAATGATGAAATAGTAGCTTTAGCTTCACATAATAACTTTTTAGTTATTTTTATGAAGAATAACATTGTTGTTTATTCTGGAGCAGATACCCCAACTACAAGTGCTTTTCAACTATCTGATGTAATTAGAGGAGTTGGTTGTATTGCTAGAGATAGTGTACAAAATACTGGTACAGATTTAATTTTCTTGTCTAAAAGTGGTGTTCGTAGCCTAGCTCGCACTATACAAGAGAAGTCAATGCCAATGCGTGAACTTTCTATTAATGTACGAGATATTCTTGTACGAGATATACAGAATGAAGTTTTAAGTAATATTAAATCAGCATATTTTGAAAGAGATGCGTTTTATTTATTAAATCTTCCTTCTACTAATCAGATTTATTGTTTTGATATGAGAGTGGCTCTACCAAATGGGGCTTCACGAGTAACTACATGGAGTACATCATACTCAGCTTTCTGTAGCACAGAGGCTAGAGAATTATATTTAGGTGTTAAAGGTGGTATAGCTAAATATAATGGTTATCTAGATAACACTAGTAGCTATCGTATGATTTACTTTACAGCTAACACTGATATTGGACAACCTTCACAAATTAAATTCCTTAAAAAAGGTGGTATATTACTTATTGGTAACTCTACACAAGATGTAGTTGTAAAGTTTGGTTTTGATTATAGTACCCTATTTGAAAATCGTGTTTTCTTTGGAAATACTGGTAATCTTGCATCAGAATATAATATAGCAGAATATGGTATTGGAGAGTATTCTGGGGGGTTGTCTATTTTAGAAGCTAGAGTGAATCTTGGTGGAAGTGGTAGAGTAGTGAAACTTGGCATTGAAACTGTAGTTGAGGGAGCACCTATATCTATACAAAAAGTAGAATTATTCTTTAAAACAGGTAAAGTTTACTAGGAAATAAATATGTCAAATTATGTAAAAATAGAAGATTATGCTATAAAAGATGGGTACATTACAGGAAATCCTTTAAAACTTATTAAAGGTACAGAGCTTAATTCTGAATTTAATGCTATTCAAACAGCAATAGGTACTAAAGCAGATTTAGCATCTCCAGCATTTACTGGTAATCCAACTGCTTTTACACAAACATTTGGTAATAGTAGTGACCGATTAGCTACCACTAACTTTGTCCAATCAGCTTTAGCTGCTTTATATCCTGTAGGTTCTATATACACTTCTACAATAGCTACTAATCCTAATACATTATTTGGATTTGGTACTTGGGTGGCGTTTGGTGCTGGTCGTGTATTAATTGGTCAAACTGGAACTGCCCCTTATGTAGCAGGTACTACAGGTGGTAGTGCTGATGCTATAGTTGTAACCCACACGCATACAGCAACAGTAACAGACCCAGGGCATAGTCACACATTAAAAGGTACTGGCTACAGTGAAACTGCAGGTGCAACTCCTGTGCCTAGAACAGCTGGTGAACTAACAATAGAAAACGTAGTAAATTCAGTCGTAAATATAACTGGAATTACAGTAGCGAATAGTACTACTGGTTCAAGTGGAACTAATGCTAACTTACAACCATACGTTGTTGTATATATGTGGAATCGTACAGCTTGATAAATATTCAAATAGTTCCATTAGAATTTTTACATAATGCTTGGGAGCATTGTGAAAAGTTTATTTTAAAAGCAGTTAAATACTCTAATGGTGATACAAACATTGAACACATGAAAGTGTTTTTAGCTCAAGATATTTACAAATTAATGGTCTTTTTAGAAGATGATAAAATAGTGGCTGCTGTGATATTTTATTATATAAATCTACCTTCTCACAGAGTATTTTTTATACAAGCTCTTGGTGGAAAAACTACTAAAGAGCATTTTGATATGATGTATAAGTATGCAAAAGCAACTGGAGCAAGTAGAGTTAGATATGCTTGTAGAGATAGTGTAGCTAGATTATCAGCAATTAAACATGGATTTACTAAAATATATAACACTGTAGAAAGAATACTATGAAATGGTTTTTTAATCCGCTTGAATTTATAAAATATTGCACCTTCTATATAGGGGGTGATGACGAACCAGCTTATGTACCAATTAGACCATCTAATGTTAGCACAGGGTTTGGTACTGGTAGGGCTGACCCAGAGAGGGGTCAATATAGTTATACACTAGACCCTCGACTTGCTCAAATGCGAGATATATTCTATAATGCCACAAACCAGTTTATGCCTACTGCTGAAGAACAGCAATTTGCACGAGGTGTTTCTAATACTGGTATGTCAACCTTTGGAAGAGGAAATGAGTTCCTTAACCAAGCTTTAGGTTTAGACACTGCTCAAATTGGGCAAGATTATTATAATCAAGTCCAAAACTTAATGGCTATGGACAGGGCACAAGAAGAAGCTCGCCTAGCAGACACTCTGTTTAAAACAGGTAGAACTGGTGCAGCTATAGGTGTGCAAGGTGGTTATTTAAACCCAGAACAATTTGCTTTGTTAAAAGCTAGAGAACAAGCTAATCAACAACTTGCTATTAATGCTAATCAATTAGGTAGAGCACAGCGTGAAGGTGATGTAGGCTTTGCCTCTAAATTAATGGGTAGTGGATTAAATACTTATGAGGCAGGTAAAAATACTGCCCTTACACCATATCAAAATATGGCTAGTCTTTTTGGACTAGGAACTAATCTTGAAGGTTTGGGATTAAATGCTAACTTAGGCACTGCTATTTCAACTTTACCATATCAACAAGCAGTGCAACAAAATCAACAAGCTTATGAAAATGCTAAAGCAGCTAGTGGTGGTAAAGGTGGTTTAGGTGGCTTACTACAAACTGGTATGGATATTTTTAGTGCAGCAGGTGGTTTTGGTGGATTAGGGGATAGTATTAGTAGTATTTTTGGAGGAAGTTCACCATCTTCTGGTATAGGTAGTTTATTTGGTAGTAATGGCTTTGGTAATGCTAATGCTGTTACACCTTTTGGTACTTGGTCACCAATAGACACAAACATAGGTATGGGTGGTTATAGTGCTCCAGCTAATTATGGTGGTGGTTTTGGTTATCCAAGATATTAAGGAATAATTATGGCAGATATTGTTAGTAGTTTATTTGGGTTGTCCCCAATGCAGGAACAAGCAGAACTTACGTCTAGACAACGTAACTATGATTTAGGTACTTTGATAGGGCAAGCTGGCACTACTGGCTTTATGACCCCTACACAATCACAAAACTATGTTAATCGTAATGCTGCTCAAGCAGCACTAGCTGGCTCTGCTCTACGTGGATTAGGTAGTTTGTTTGGTTTACAAGACCCACAATTACAACGTGCTAGTTCTCTAGAAGGTATTTTACAATCCACTCAACAAGAGTTAGGGGAGCAAGCAAACGACCCTACTGTATTCTACCCACAACTTCAACGTAAATTGGCTGAAGGTGGATTTACTAGAGAGGCTTTCCAAGTAGCTCAAGTTGGTCAGAAAGCTATCCAAGATTTACAGTTGAACCAAGCTACTATTGCTGAAAAAACAGCTAGTGCTACTGCTAAGAATAGAGAAAAACTAGGGGCTTTTGCTCAAAATCTATTAGCTGCTGGACTACAGCCAGATAGTCCTGAGTTTAAAAAAGCTATGCAAGATAAAATAATTAAAGATACATATATTGCTGAGAAAGATGTTTCACCACAAACTGAGGCTGAAACTGATATATTAGCTAAATATAAGAAAATATATCCTAATGACCCAGCATTAGCCTCTGAAGCATTTTTAGAGTTTAAATCTAATTTAAAACAAAAAGAGCAAGCTGCTGGCGTAGCTCCTAACCAAACTGAACCTATAGATATTTCAAGGCTTGATGCTTCTTTTGATAAGTTTGTTACTCCTACTAGAGACAAATTAGGTAGCATTAACGAGGCGTTAAAATTAGCTGAACAGGCTCTAACTAACCCACAAGCTGGTGTTCAGCTTAATGCTTTGTTATCTAGTTTATATCAAGGTGGTAGATTGTCTAACCAAGATATTAATAGAACATCAAATGCTGGCTCTCTCCCTGCTCAAGTTATTAACAACTTTAGTAAAATTATTTCTGGTGTAGATACAGAAACAAA